ACACTCCGGGGCAATGTAGGCATCCAGCGTCATGTCGCCAAGCACTTCATATAAGACAAACTCCGCCTGACTTTCAGGGTGCCGGGTGGCGTTATAGGCTTGCAGGAAAGCTTCTAAGTGTTCCTCTGTCGGTTCCGCCATAACCTGATTGGAAAGGATGATGAGCGGTTGCATATCGGTCATAAGCGCCAGTGTATCCTTCCTAGCTTAAGATGTCTACGATAACGGTAAAGACGACTGCAAGTACGAATAGTACGATGACAGCGCCGACAATTGATAGCAGCATGGTTGTTCTCCTTACCAATAGTCTATCTTAGTTTATTACACAATACTAGCGAACAAAAAGCGAACATAAGTGAAATACCCTACTGCAACTATTCTCCGATATAGATATACTGTTTAAGTAATTAACCAAGGAGAATACCCATCATGGCAGACAAAGACGATAAGACTACCGACGTAACCTAGCAGAAGCTTGATAACGGCTACAGCCAGCCGACGGATACCCGTACCGACCCGAATGACGACGTGAAGCTGAACACGCCGGGCGGAGACTTTAGCCATCTGAAGGGTACGGCTGCTGAGAACAGCGACCTGCCACTTGATAACACCCCTGTCGGTAAGGCACTCGGCCACTCAGACGGACGGCCAATGACACAGGACGAGGCAAGGGAAGCGGACGATATCGGCGGGAAGTAAGCAGATATACCTTAAAAGGTTACGGTACTTTATATAAACCCGGCATTTCTGACACGTAGTTGTTATAACTGCCGGGTTTTATACTATCTATGACGTTATACTCCTATAAACCTCACTGCACACATACAGCCACATGGCGAAAAGTATCAGGAACCTTACCACTGGCTAGCCTGTTGCAATATGAACGGGTCAACGTATATCTGCCCGACACCCTCATTCGGCCGTAAGCCGTCAAAGCCGTAGCGTACCGCGTCCATACCGTCGCTCCAGAAGTGGTCAGGTTCATTGATAATGTTGCCGTCCTTGTCCGTCTTCCAGACGTAGTTGCTGTATGACTTACCGAGGTTGACGCTGCGTCTTGTATAACTAATCTTCTGTGTCTGTACCCAGTCGATACCTTTCTTAACGCTGCCCTGCCCCTTCTCCGCTCCCAGGATGTTAACGCCGTAGCTCTTGATCTCGTCTATGGACTTCGGTTCGGCGCTGTCGGCTATGACAAGCGTGCCCGGTTCATCCAGGTTGTTAATCAAGTCAGCTATATCCTTGTTATGCATCCCCTTGCGGTACAGCTGTTCATCGAGTATGTAGCCGCCGTTGTAGTAGTAGATGTCAACCAGTACGGCCGGGTCGTTGGTAAAGCCGAAGTCAAGCCCTCTACGTTCCAGCCGAGCCTCATGCGGTATGTCACCGTCCAGTACTTGCCATCCCTTATAGATACGTCCCTCGGCCTCTCCCAGCTCGCCAAGGCCGTAGACCTGCCAAGCGAACTTGTTACGTTTCAGCTGTTCGATCTCGCTTATAGTCGCCGCGTCTAAGGCTTCGTTGTCCAGGTAGGTAACCTTGATGAAGTCCAAGTCTTTACGTTGTCCGATATAATCCGTATAGGCATAGAACTCGCTGACAGGGTTCCAATCCATCCAGCAGTATTGACGAGTTCTAAGTAGCAGCTGCCGGAACGTCTCCGGGGCAAGCGTGTTACCTTCATTAACGAATAACCTATCACGCCTCGGCCCTCTAACCTTCTCTGATTGGTCGCCGCTAAAGAACTCTATCTTACTGCCGTTCGGGAACGTATACGTGAACTCCGTCTTACTCCACGCCCTGTCTTTCCAGTAGCCGTGAGACTGCATAATGTTCATAAAGTCGAGCATGGCACCCTTGCGGAGGTGTGGGAAGCTCTGGGATACGATACTAGTCAGTGTCGGTTCGGTATCTGTCTGGGCATCGTCTATCAGCAGTTGGTTGATGCTGACTGTCTTACCGGCGCTCGTACCGCCTGATACGAAGCGAAGACGCTTCCGCATAGTCGCCAGTTTCTTAGTTGTCGTTATCAGCTTGAAGGGCATCGTCGCTCTTACTTAGGCCGCCAAGTAGCGGCTGGACTATCTCGTGCTTGTTATCTACCTGCGTCTGATCGACCCAAGCAAAGTTATTCTTAAGGTTGAATATAACACCCGCCGCATTACGTCCTTCGTGCAATTGGTTCTCGTTATACTCTTCTACTTTAGCCCTAGCATCTTTTATGGTGTCAAGAAATTGGTCACGGTTAGCATAGTCTAAAAGCCCTTGACGACTAATACCGAGTGTTCTAGCTAATCCGCTCATGGTATAAGGTGCCGGATTGCTAATAACGATAGTCTCACCCAGCTTCTCCACGAATACCTCCCTAGTCCTATTGTCACAGTAAGCGAAGTAATCATCCACTGCCGTCTGTAATGCCTTGACGGTCTTATACTTTAGTGGTCTGCCTACTGGGTTCTTCTTCTGTATTTCACCGTGTACTGCCATATATTATTACCCTACCATACTTATGCTTTTAATCAAACCGGCTGCTGTCACGCCGCTGCCCTTACGATAAACATGTTGCCGTCTACCCGGTAGTGTTGCTGTCTATACTGGCTGATAAGCTGCTTTAAATGCTGGTTATCCGTAATGAGTATGATTGTCTGGTCATGGTGTAGTGGGCGTGGTTGTGTCTCTAAGTCTTTGTAGGTTTGGTTCATTGTTTAGTCTCCTTTAGGCGGGGTGGCCTCTTTAGGCAGCTTTGATTTTAGATAACGGATTAGTTCTTCGCCCTGTCTTATAGCTTCGGGGAGATAGGGACTGCTCACAGTATGTCCTTACTGGGGCGCTCATTAGCGTTCTTGTCAAGTTCAGTGTGGCTTAAGTCCGGGGAAGCCGCTGTGGTAACCTTAGCTTCAGCTTCTGCAAGCTCGTCAAGGTACTCTTTAAACAGCTTAATACCCTGCACATAAGTCTGGTATTTGGAATTGTTTGCGTTCAGCCATGAACCGATACAACGGTTAAAGTCTTCGTCTGTGATTGTATATTTGCTCATTCCATGTCTCCCGTTATCCCTAGTTTGCTGCGGATATTGTGTCTGACTACGTTAGCTGTTATAGCTGCCCAGCGTTCTTCAGTCTCTTTAGGCCATTGTTCGATATCTATGTCCTCCCCTATAGCTTCTTCCAGTAGGGCAACTAAAGCGGCCTCTAAGTTCTCGAAGAACTCTGTGGGCAAGCCTCCGGGTGACGTAAACTCTTTTAGCCATTCAGCTTCCAGTATGTCGGATATGGGACTAGTCATCGGAGTTCCTTCCGTATGGCTTCCAGTATGGTCAGAAGTACATTGGTACTCAGCTTAACCTCTAGCGTCTTGTCGGCGTTCCGTAATACCTCGATAATATCATCAAGGCTGGAATCCTTTTTTATAACGACGTCCTTACTCATCTGATACTCCTCCCGTAAGCAGCTCGAACTGTGCTGTAATATCAATTTCGGTATTCCTGAGTATCTTACCGTCCTTGTGTTTGATGATACACCAGTACTTCACTGGCTGGTTCGGGTAAGCGGTACGCTGAAAGCTCACCTTTTGTATGTTGCTCATTCTGATACTCCTGCTGCCAATCTTGCGGCTTCCATGACATATTGCATCATAACTACGTTGCGTAGTAAGTCTTCACCTGTTCCCGATATATCGCTGGCTGTTTTAATCTGGTTGTCCAGCTCTGCCTTGAAGCGGCTTAACCATTCAGGGCCGGTCATTGTGCCTACTTCTCTAACGGTAACAGGTAGCTTGGCCATTTGTTGTGCAGTATCAGCCATTTGATTCACTAGGCTCTGTACCTGATTACGTTGTTCCGGTGATAACCATCCTGCGTCCTGTACGGCTTGGAGTATCTGGGATATGTCGGTTTTGCTGAGCGTATGAATAACCTCACATTCTTCTGGCGCATCGAGTACTATAGCCCGTAGCTTCTCCTGTAACGTGTCTACCATGGTTTTTTTCTTCCGTATTTGCTGCTTAGTTTGCTCACCTGCATGTCCGACAGCTCGTATTCGCTGGCGAACTCGCGCTTTATTTCCCGGCGCTTGGCTTGGGTGAGCTTCGGGGCTTTGCCGCGTCGGGACAGGGTGCCGCCTAGTTTTCCGGCTCGGCTGGCTAAATCTCTATTGGCGCTAAAGCCTCGGGTTTTCGGGTCACCGGCAGCATTACCAAGTTTGCCGATACGCTTATAAAAATCACGGCCTTGTTCTTCGTAAATCGTGTCCCGGGCTTTTAAGCCGGATTGTTTGTTGCCTGCCATATCAGTTATTTTGCCAATCTGTACCGTTATCTATCGCTGCCTGTGCCGGGTCGGGGTGCAAGTCGTCGGTCTTCGGCTTCCGCAGTCCTAAGCTCGCTAAGTCCGCAGGGTTAGTATTCTCATCAGCTAGGTGCGATACGTTAGGCCGGGGCTTTACAGCCTGCTGTGGCGCTTGTATGGCGCTCTGGTAGCCTATTGCCTGGGCTTGGTAGGACGGCGGTAAGGAAATATGGCGGATATGCATAACTTTGCCCGCTTCCTCTTCCGTCGGTTCAACGCCGTTGTTGAGGATGTCCCAGTAGCGGACAGCCTTCTCCGGTTCGATGACGCGCAGTGAATTGTCGTTTAAGATCAGGAGGGCTTTGCTCATTACTTCGTCTCCCCGGCATTCTGAATAACGGTATGCAGCCACTCCGG